ATATCGTCGTGGAATCCATCACGTATAACTTCAGTGCCCCAATATTGCAGGACCCAACGTGGAGTTAAGTTAGGCATGTTTAAGCGGTCTGCCCACCAAGGATCCACTTGTTCACGCCACTCACGTGCTGATTTAGTGCGGCCTTCAAGCATGGTACGATCCCACCCAAACACTGCCGAGACTGCATCTTTAAGTGTACTAGCAAATGATTCTCGCCTAAATTCGTGAAAATTAACCAAATAGTCTGCGGCTGTATCTTTGCCGCTACCAATCAAACCGCAGATTCCTATGATCATAAAAAATGCTCCTATTACAGAGCATTTTAATTTATTTGTAATATAAGGTCAAATTATTTTTTATTCAATTTAATTGGGCCGACTCGACGTGTAGTACTGATTTTGTTTACAGAATCAGTTTCACTTGATCCATCTGGTGTAAGTTGGATGTGAGATGCTTCGGGACCAAATGCTTTGGCAGCTTGATCTAGAATGCGTCGATCACCATCTGTATAGGCAGCAGCCAATAATGATTGCCCGGCAGGGCCTTCTTTGGCGGGCTCGTGTTCGTATTTGCCATCTGGTGCTCCTGCTCCGCCTAAGAACATGGCTGCAAAACGCCAGGGTGCATAAGGGCTTGAGTTATCCAGCTTGTGATGACTTCTTAGACCCGGAGTGGCCGACTGATGACTGTCAGGGATACCATCGTTGTCTTTGTCTTTTTTGGCTTCTGTAATAATTTCGTTAATTTTCATATACTATATTTAGCCTGTTACCCATGTCAAAGGCTGGCTGCCATCGACGTAAGTTTTGAGCTCTTCCTCTAATTTTTCCATCTCAGCCTGTGCTTCTGCTTTCAGTGCAGATCCGTTAAGTGTGGTACCGCCTTGTGGTCCAGAAATAGTACTGAACTTTTCATAGGCTTGTGCTAGAATACGTTTGCAGAAACTATAGGCCCACTCTTGTATCCAGGGAAAAGCGTAGGGATCATTAAATATCATTTGGTCAGGTTTGACGTTGTTGATCCAAAGCAATACTGACTCAAGTTGGTCTGCAGGAGGGTTTGCACCTTGCCAGGGGATTTTACGAACCAATGTTAGTTTCTTAGTGACTGGATTAAACGTGTAATTAATGTAGCCACCAAACATGGTCATGGCTAACTTTTGATAATCTACAAATAATTCATAGTTAGTCAAGCCACCAACACGCCCGGCCACCAACATGTAAGTGTTCAGATAACCTGAAGCAAAAGGTTCAAACTGACTGGCAGTGGTTCCCGATGTTGAACCAATACCGCGTCTAAAAATAGCACGCACATTGATAATTTCTTTGGGCAGTATGTATTCTTGCGTTTCAGGTTGCAGTTGCAAAAATGCATAACTTTCTTCTGTTGAATTTTGTGCACGTTGACGATATACTTTGATAGCATAGTTATATGCGGCCTCATAATGCTCAGGATCAAGTTCCAAATCAATAATACCACCACCTAAACGATAAGTGATGTTATTAAATAATGCTTGTTTTAATTCTTCTAAGTTATAACTAGTTGGTGTACTTAAATAACTGGCTGTGCTACTTGGCATAATAATCCCCTGTTGCTATTATTTATCAGGGATTATAGGTCTCCATCTTTTCGGTTCTCGCTGTAAAATGCGTCAAACTGTCCACCGGGATATCGTGCCTCTAATTTTTTAACATTCTCAGCAACAACATCATTGGGATCAAGATTTAGTGCACGACATGCATTAACCCAGTACCACATAATATCACCCAATTCACGTTTCATGTGAAAAATGTTTTCATCAGTTAGTGGTTTACCTTGAAAGAAAACCTTCTTGGGAATTTCAATAAACTCACCACTTTCAGCCGCAAGTCCTAAACATGCAGTCAATAGCAAACTAACATTTATATTAGTTGTATTACGCAGTTCAACGATGCGAGGTAAAAGGTGATCAAAGTTATTTGATTCTTTGCTGGTTACAGCATTAACGAATTCGGTGTATTTGTTTAAATCAATATTTTGTGTCATTGTTTGCCTTTATAAAATTGTATAGTTCGTCTGCATATAGTTGATGAGGGATATCAGAATGATGCCCGTATTTTGCCTTTGAATTAGTATATCCTAAATTTATATATTTGGGATAAAATGATTCGTTGTTGTTATTATAGTTGTAATACTTGCCTGTGTCAATACTATTCAAGTAAAATTTAAGATATTTTTCATTTTCAGGAGAAAACATGTGTATAGTATTACACATTAGGTAATCAATGTTTTTACTCTTAAAAAAATATTGCAATTGCAAAATTAAATTTGCACTGGTGATTTCTGTATAAGGTGTTTGGTTAATTACAAACCTACGATAATCTTCTTGTATGTTACGCTCACGTTCAGAATAACCTGTATAGTTTACATTTATCTGCAAGAAATCAGTAGATGAATTAGAAAACCAATCACAGTATTTTCCATTCTGTTGTTGATGCCATGTTGGGTATTGAAATGGTGCTTCAATACGTGAACTCTCAGTCCAACCAACAACAACAAATAAGTCACTAGTATCATGCTCACTACAATATTCTAGGACACTCCTAGCAATTGCACTATTAGTGTAACCACTTACTGCAATATTAACAGGAGTATATCCTAATTTTTGTGCTAACAAATTACCATAACTATGTTGACGATTGAAGGGGCTGTCTACTTCCCCGTCAATTTCAGAACCAGCTGAGTGACTACACCCCGCAATTAAACATATTTTACTCAATTAAAACGCCTTGAGAATAATCATGTTGTCGTTGAAACGACCATTGGGTGATGTTGCAACAGACTTGATTTCTTTAAAGAACTTACGTGCCGCGGGCTTACTACCTGTAAGTGCCTTGATTTGTTCAGCGGGCTTACGTAGTGTTTTAACTTCACTTTGTTTGGGATCGAATCCTAGCAATGTGTTACCCTTAACTGTAAGTGTCTTGCTATATTCATCGGCAACATAATGATGCATTTTACGTCTTGCTGTATCATAGACCCAAGCCTCATTACATTGATGTAGTTTAACAGGACTCAAACCAACCAAATCAACCTTTGTAGCATCATCCTTGAATGTTTTCAAGTGTTTCAGTTTGCTTACAATCTTTTCTACAGGTACTGCCTTGCGTTTGCGTGGTGCCTTGCTTGCCTTCTTAACACTTGCATAACCATTTAGATCGGCAATCACAGATTCAATGAACTTAATCATATAGCGAACCTGCATTTTGCTCATGTGAGCATAGGCTTCAACTAATTGTGCATCTTTGCCAAGTTGCAATTCAGTAAATTCATTTAATACATTTTCCCAATGTTTAATAATTGGGGTAATATGTTGAGGTAAAATGTTGCGTTCGCCTAATTCTGAACTAACACGTTTTTTAGTTTCAAAGTCTTTGGGGTATCCTGCTAAACAGAATTCATCCATCAAGCCTTCTAATTCACCTGCGGCTTCACCTGCTTTTTCACGCATGATTTCCTGAATGTTCTTGCGTTCAACTTTAGGCTTATCATCTTCAATGACTTCATTTTTTTCTTCACCTTTACCCAATTGAACCAGTCGGTCGATCTGGTCGTCAAGCAACATTTTTTCACGCTCATTGAATTGCAAACCACGCAATGACAACCGTGCCATCCAACCCCAAGAGGTGTGCACTTTAGTGTCAGGGGCCTTTTTAACAAACTTGATTTTGTCTTTACCCTCGTTAGCCTCAAGATATTGAATCATAAAGTCTTTGGCATCAGGCTGTGAATAGAATCGTGAGTACCAATTAAATGCTTGTCCTAGTTGACCTTGCCGTTTGTCCTCTGCAGGTTGTGTTTCAAATAGTGGTTCAGAACCATAATATTGTGCATCAACATCTTTAGGTGTAAGGTCACGCACAAAAGAATGTGTTTGATAAGCGGGTTTGCGAGCCATAAAATCTCCATAGTTTCACGATATTTATAAGTATACAGCATATCCGATTTATTGTCAAGCCGTTTGATCCAAAAAATTTCGATAAATAACTATATGCTTACTGATTCTAAATATAAAAAATGGTACTTCTCTATTAAATTGGCTAAAAAACTAGCCGTAGGAGTTTAACGTGCCTAGGCTCAGCCTATACCGTCCAACGAAACAAAATGACTATCGATTTATGGATAGAACCATATCCGATATGTTAACTGCAGGTGGCACAGACTTATATATTCACAAATATCTAGGTCCTACTGATCAGGGGCCTAGTACTGACCCTACACAGCCACAGTATGCAGTTCAAAGTCCTACTAATATTCAAGACTTGTTATTCATGGAAAACCGTGATAGAACATATGATCCAAATATCTATAGATTGCGCGGGCATTACAATGTACAAAATCTTGACTTTGATTTAAGTCAGTTTGGTTTATTCTTAAATAATGATATCATTTTCGTCACTGTGCATTACAATGACATGATTGACATTATTGGTCGCAAATTAATGGTTGGTGATGTATTAGAGTTACCTCACTTACTAGATTATAATCCATTAGATCAAACTATACCAGTTGCATTAAAACGCTTTATGCAAATTACTGATGCAAACTATGCAAGTGAAGGTTTCACACAAACATGGTACCCACATCTATGGCGTATCAAATGTGAACCTCTTGTTAATAGTGAGGAGTTTTCAGATATTCTTACACAACCTCTCAATCAAGACAATTATCTTGGTAACTGGGATAAGACAAAACCTTATCCAGAAGGCTATACTGTTACATTTGGTGGATTGATTTATAAATCTTTGGCAGATGTTCCTGCAGGAACATATCCACCAAACGCAACATATTGGCAATTACAATCAAACGGTGGCCTTGCAGATATCATTTCTACATACAACAAGAATATTGCAATCAATGATGCTGTACTTGCTGATGCAGAAATACTTGTTCCTAAATCAGGTTACGATCAAAGTCAACTATATGTTGTACCTACATACGGCGAGTATGTTACCAACCAAGAAGGTAATACAGTTCCTTCAGGTCATTTGAATCAACCTGCACCACCTATCGGTGTACTTGCTCCTAATCCATTCGCAAACTTCCCCAATATACCATCTCAGTTAGATGGCGCAAAGGTTGTAATATATCGCAATAGTAAGTTCAAGAATCCAAGTGTTGGTATTAAGGTTAGTAAGGCTGCATTAGCAAAACTACAAGACATGAATGGTGTCGGCAAGTATGTAGAAAATAAAATCAACAAACTT